AAATGCTTCTTCTGAAGATTGTGTATCTGCTCTATGAATGTCGTAAATGTTCATGGTAGTAATTCTCGTTCAGTTAGAAGTTTGAATTCCCAGTTTCTTTTGGTACAGAACATCTTGGCTGCTTCCCATTTTGCTTGGTTCTTGGCGTATGTTTTTGCTTCAGATAAATATTGACGGTGACGGCCAGTCTTTTTTGGTGGTTTGGTTTGTTTCTCAGGTTTTACTTCTATGATATACACCTTAGTGTGTCCTTTGGCATTTTTCATTTTCACATAAAAGTCTGGAAAGTATCGATGTCTCTTTCTGTCAGTTGGGCAAAAATAGGGTATAACAATTTCTTCACTTGCCCATTCGACAATACTCGATTTCCTGTCGCAATAGTTCATGAAGGTTTGTTCCCAAGATGATCTATAAGTAATATTGGCTGGATTGCCTTTATACTTTTTTCTATTTTTGGGAAAAAATTTTCCTTTATGTGCTTTGTATGCCATATAAATATTTATGCGTATAAATACTTAGAGATTTTTTACACGAAAGGAGGGTTTGCTATGGCAGAAAAACCTTATGGTGGTTATGGTGGTTGGGTAAAAACTGCTGAAGAAAAAACAAATGAAGCACTTAATCTTGTGGCCGGGGGAGAAGCAAAGTTATATAGGGAATTTGGAAAAAGAGCAGAACACTTGGAAGCCCATTTAGAAAATCCATCTAAAGCAAAAGCACCACTCGAAACTCTATATGGGGTAATTGCAACGTCATCGAGAGATGGTTCTAATGTTACTGGTGTGACAGAAGATCCATTGGGTTATATGAGATATTCTACACCAGTTGGAACTGTAGTTTTGCATATGCCACAAGATATTTCAGAGACATTGGAGTCATCATGGGAAGATGGAACCGATGCTATAGATAAACTTATAGCAAGGGGGAAAGGAGCATCGGAAGTTTTTAGGTCGGGTGAAAATTTGACACAAGGTGCAATACGAAGTGGTGCTAGAGCAATGGAAAAAGTTTTGGGTATTGAGGATTTACATAAGAGTGTTTTGAGAAGGCAGGGTATTGCTGAAAATCCACATAGTCATCAATTTTTCAGTGGGATGTCATTTCAGAGTCATAGTTTTAAGCACAAGTTAATATCATTTACTAGAGAAGATACTGAAATGAATCGAGCTATTATTGAATTTTTTAAATTTCAGATCAAACCTTCTGTCAAGGATTCTGGAAGATTTTTAACTTACCCTAATACATTTCGGATAAATTTCATGAAGGATAAAGATCCGAATACTTTTTTATTTTGTGTATGTACAAATGTAGAAGTTGGTTATACAGGATCAGGAACATGGTCTAGTTTTAGGAATGGAGCTCCAGTTGATATAGATCTTACATTACAATTTAACGAATTAGAACTACCTTACGACTAGGGGATAGTAATGGCACGAATGGAATATTTTGGAACCTTTCCTACTACGGAATATGATATAGGAAAGGATGGCAAGACACGAACTGTAACAAATATAATGAAACGTGTGGGAATTCGTGGAGACTTTACAAAATTGCTACCTACTTATTACAAAAGGGTTTTGTCTATAGATCAAAGACCAGAAATAGCGGCAGATCATATTTATGGTGAAGCAAAACAGCATTGGATATTGATGCACATGAACGGGATAGTTGATCCTTATTATGATTGGGTGGTTCCATACAAAGAGATGGATTCTTATATAAATGCAAAATATCCAAATAAAGTAATATTGTTTCGTAGTACTCATTTTACAGATTCAACATATGGATCATTTGATCCAGCACCTTTAAAGAGATTTTTTACCAAAGGTGAGGTCATAAGAGAATATCATTCAAATGGAACATTGTTAGATGGAGTTGGAACTGTTGTAACATTTGATCCTACCTTAATACAGTTGACTTATAGTGTTACGAGTGGGGTGTTTAATAATCCAGATGGTTCAAATAACTATGTAAAAGGTGATGATAGTGGTGCAGTAGCATTGATAACAAGGGTTAGTAATGAAAGAGCATCTACACATCATTACGAAAATGCAGATGGAATAGAAGTTGGCCGTTCAACAACACCAACACCATCGGAAATTCTTAATGAAGCATTCGAGCATACTAGAAATGAAACTAAAAGAGAGATATTATCACTAAGGGATGCATATATAACTCAATTTGAAGAAGAATTTTCGGAGAAAATAAACCCAAATGAATAGTCCAAGAATAGATTATATAAATCCAGGCGAATATAATGTTGTAGAGGTTGTGTTGGAGTCTACTCTATTAAAAAGAAGTTTGAACATAGGTTCCATATGGACAGCCATGAGTGTTTTTGAAAATATATTTACTAATACACTCACTGGAAATATAATCTTGACGGATACTTATAATCTTTTGTCGAGTTTTCCTGTTGTGGGTCATGAAACTATATCAATTAATATAGAATCACCAGATATAGAAGGCGCAACCCCAATAAAGAGAAAATTTAGGGTTTATAGGGTTTCGGATGTTACGGATCAAGGAGAATCCACAAAAAGATATATGGTTAATTTTATCTCAGAAGAATATTTCACAAACATGAAAACTTCTGTTAGCAAATCTTATAATGATCATGTGATTTCTGATATAGTTGAGAAAATATTTGATAGTTACTTAGATTCAGATAGGGATCTCTTTATAGAAAAAACGAAAAACAGATACGATATTATAATTCCATTTTGGAAACCATTGGAAGCATTTAATTGGTTGTCGGCAAGAGCAACACCAGAAAATAGAGATGGTGCAAATTATTTTTTCTATGAAACCAGAGATGGGTTTTGTTTTAAGTCTATGGAATCCTTGTTTGATCAAGAGCCAGAGGAAATATATAGTTGGGATTTACAGAATATGCCTGATTTTACAGGAAGAAACCAACCTGATATGGAAGCATATAGAAAATTAGATTCTTATGATTTGGCTTCGGTGTTTGATATGGTCGAAAAGATACCCCGTGGTACTTATGCAAGCAGATTAGTAATCCATGATATGCTCAAGAAGAATATAGAAACAGTTGATTTTGATTATGGTGAAGGATATAAGAATTATTCCCATTTAGAGAAGACCAAGAATAAGAAAACATGGATGTTGGAGGATAGACAAGTTCCATCACAGGATACAACTATGCTGGTTGGTGATGGTATAGATGGTTTAACTACTTCACCATTAAGTCGGCAATCGTTTATATCAAGGCATGGTGATAAAAATAAATATGATGAGACAACGTTACAAATAAGAAATTCGCAATTAGAACAATTACATTCCATACAGACTAATGTTACTATTCCTGGCGACACGACAAGACAAGTAGGTGATGTTATTAAATTGTTATTACCCAGTGCAGAAAATCCATATTCAGAAGATGTCTCAGAAGATGCACTATATTCGGGGAACTATTTGATAAGTGGTTTAAGACATAGGTTTACAGCAGACAAGCACGAAATGATAATGGAATTACTAAAAGATTCCTATTACAATTCATTACCAAAGGAGAATTAACGAAATGAAACCTTCAGATTTATATAATATCACAGAATCGGTTTTGGGTGTACAGACTATGACCGAAGAATTAGCAACACTTACGGTAGACCCTAAAAAGTTTCCCAACCCACTACCAAAGAAGATTGGTGGACTGTTTTTAAAAAAAGGATATCGTGATGGTGATCAGGATGATGATATAGTAAAGACTGCATCCAAGAATATAGCTGCAAATTCACTTAAACCATCACAGAGTGAAATTTTCTTAGGAAAATCACTTGGTATGGCAATTGGTGGAATGGCTGGTGGAGATTTAGATGCTATTATTTCACAAGACAATCATATCCTTGATGGTCACCATAGATGGGCTGCAACTATGTTTGCAAATCCTAGTGCGAAGGTTGGCGGAGTTCAAGTTCAGAAGAAAATTGGGGATTTAATTCCTGTTTTGCGTTCTGTTGGAGATGCACTGGGAAATAAAAGACGTGGTGTTCCAGAAGGTGGGGATATTAGTATCTATGATGCAACTTTTGACGACATTTTGGCCGCAGTAAACACAGGAAAAAATATGGATGCTAAGTTCTATAACAAAGAGAAGTCCATTGCTTGGTTGGAAAGTGTTGGTGAGGATGAATTGAAGGCAAGATTTACCAAACTGCAAGGTATTAAACCACCAAAGGGTGCGCCACCAAGAACTGATATGCCAGTTATTGATGCCGATAAAGGTCAAGTTAAATTAGTATCAGATTTGTTGGTTACAGGAAAGATTGATATAAATAAACCATATGCTAAAGAGGAAACTCAAAAGACTGTCATGGATGTTTATAGTGACGCAATAGATGTTCTTGTCAACAAATAGGAATAGTAAATGAACCCAACTTTTATATGGTGGAAAGGGGTAGTCGAGGATAGGAATGATCCACTAGAATTAGGTCGTGTTAAAGTTCGGATACTTGGATATCATACGGACGATAAAACTGATATTCCTACCAAAGATTTACCTTTTGCCTATCCAGCAATGCCTATAAATACACGACCAGGCGATGTGCCTGTTGGCCCAGTTGAAGGAACTTGGGTTATGGGGTTCTTTTTAGATGGTGAGGATGGTCAACAACCAATAATGACTCATGTTATAGATGTGGGTTATGTCAAGGATAATGATTCTAGTAAAGGGTTTAACGATCCAGAGAATACATATCCATCGGCAGGAAAAGAAAAAGGAAAAGTTGAAAACAAAAAGTCAAATGAGGTTACAACCAACAGGTTAGCAAGAGG